CGGGTTGTAGGGCTGCTGGGCGAGCCCCATGCCCATGCCCAGCGCGGTCTGCGCCGCACTGGTGACCCAGTCCGGCAGCTGCGTGGACGAGGTACCTGATGAGGACTGGTTGCCGCTCGTCGTGGTGCTGCCGCCCTTCCCCCCGCCACCCATGTTAGTGTTCCCTCACCAGTGGCTTGTAAAAATTAGGCTGCCACGGCCGCCACCCGGTGGGCGCCGCCACCCGCCCCCAACCGCGGCGGCCACAGGCGGTAGCGACCGTGGCACCCTGCTCGATCGCCCACGGCAGCACGTCGTGCTCCAGTGCCAATACCGACCGTAATTCGCCGAACAGCAGCCAGAAATGCACTGCGGTATAGCGCGGGAAGTGGTGCAGTTCGGCGATGATGCCGGCGTCGGCGTTCTCAAACAGCGTGGCGTCGCCGCGCTTCAGCAGGTTGACCACGTCGCCGATGCTGTGGGTGTTGCCGCCGTAATCCAGCGCGATCTGCAGTCGCCGGGTCTTCTCGTCGCCGGTCATGGCGGTGCCGCCGGTGGCGTGGGCGGGGCTTCCAGCGCGTCGAGCCGGCCGCCCAGCGCAGTGAGCCGCTGCTGCAGCTGGCTGATCGCCACCATGTTCTGGCTGACCTGCTCGGCGATGATCTGCAGCCGCACGTCGAGCTCGCCGGCGGTCGGCGCAATAAATGGCGCGGGCGGCGCGATCGCCATCAGCGCAACCCGGCCGGCGAAATCACCAGGCGCGGCCGGCCGACGGTGAACTCGCCGTCCAGCATCGCCTCCAGCCGCAGCAACACCGACCGGCCGCTGAGTTTCACATCGACCAGCCCGTTGTGCACCACGGTATACGGCCCGCGGGTGAACGCGTCGGCGGTGGACTGCGGTTGCTCGGTGCTGGCGAAGCTGTAGCCGATCATCTCGGCGTGCTGGCTGACGTAGTCCGGGATCACCTGGGTGACGTTGAACCGCCGGTCACCCTCGCCCAGCGCGATGGCGCCGCTCTCGACGTAGACCTCGCCCGCCGGCGCGCGCGGCGCGCCGTTATCGGTCCAGCCGTATTCGTGCAGGAACAGGCTGCCGCCGCTGCCCAGCGGGCCGCCGAGCACCGGATAGTCCATCGTGCCGCTGAAGTCGGCCGCGGTGCGCGTGCGGCTGCCGATCAGCCAAATATGCGACGCCACCGTCGCCCCCAGCTGGTTGGCCGAGACCCCGACATTGACCGCGAGGTAACGGTTACACTCGGTGTTGCCCTCGTCCGGCCAGTCCCACCAGAGCTCGCTGAAAGACGGGTTTGGGCTGCCGAACACCCGCCCGGCGTAGGTCCGGTTGAGCATCGAGTAGAACCAGTCGCCGACGTCACAGGCGAGCGGCAGCACGGTGCCGGCCCACTGCCAGAAGGTCTGCAACCCGGGCCAGATCGCGGTCGCGCCGGTGGTCACCGGAGCGCGGTGTGACAGCGGGCCACAGCCGGTGGCGGTCTGCGTGATGCCGTAGGCGTAAGGCGGCCCGACATAGACCATGGTGTGCAGGTCGTTGGTGGTGAAGATCAGCACGCCGCTGCTGACCTTGACCGCGGTCAGCACGGTGGACTGGGTCTGCAGGAACTTGCTGCCCGCCAGGTTGCTGACGTCGGGCGCCCAGACGGTGAAGTCCTCCTGATCCGACCAGGCGATGTTGCGCGGGTCGCCGCCGGCGCCGAGCAGCACGGCGGAGCGTTGATCGGTGACGATCACCCCGCGGTTGTTGATCGGCGCATTGGCGACGATCGCCGGCAGGGTGGCCGGCGCGGTCGGTGACCAGTGGAACAAGTGGCCGTCCTGGGTCGGCACGAGCAGCAGGTCCTGGCCCCAGGTGTCGAGGCTCCACTTGTCGCCCATGTCGGCGGCGATGTCCTGCGGGCCGATATCGGCGGCGTCGCGCGCCGTGCCGTAAGTGTCGCTGCCGTAGTCGCCCAGGCCGTAGCCGTTATACGGCCCGGGCGGCTCCAGCGGCCCGACCCCTGTCGGGGTGATGTCGTACAGCGTCTTGAGGTCGAAGTTGAAGGCGTAGAGTTTGCTGTCGGTGCCGATCGCCGCCCAGCGCACGTGACTGTTGTCGTGCCAGGTCAGCAGGTCGCGCGGAGTGTCGGCGGTGACCGCCGCGGGCAGCGCCACGTTGCCGCCGATCGGGATCAGCTGGCCCTGCCGCCAACGCACGTTGTTGCCGTCGAACCAGGCGCCCGGGGTGTTTTCCGGCGTGGCATTGCGCCGGATGCCGGGCGGCGGCGTTTGCGGCGCGCGCGGCACGGCTCAACGGCCCTGGATGGCGCGCACGCCGCCGCGCAACGGCGCACTCGGCCGCCGGCGCTGCACCGCGCCGAGGTCTAAGAGGTCGGTGCCGGCCTGGCGGCCAGCGTAAATGATCTTGGTGCACACCAGGAGCGGCGTGGTGAGGCTGAGCCAGGCGCCGGAGCCGCCCAGCGGCACGCTGTGGGCGTGCGCGTTGTCGGCGTAGATGCCGAGTTGCAGGTTGCCACTGTAAGCGTTGTTGTGGCTGTGGCCGCCAGCAATGCTGATGTTGTGGCCGTGCGCGCCTTGGGTGTCGGTGCTGATGTTGTGCGCGTGCAGCCCTTGCGCGTCGGTCACCACATTGGTGTTGCCGAATTGCGGGCTGGTGACCTGCCACTGCACGTTCGGCGCCACCCCGGTGCCGCTGCCCGGGATGCTCACATTGTGCTGGTGGCTGCCGCGGTTGTCGGTCACCCCGCCATGCGCGTGACTGCCCTGCACGTCGGTGCTGTGGTTGTGGTCGCCCTGCCAGTCCATACCGTGGGTGTGGTTGGCGCCCGGCGCGGTAGCGCCGCCATGCGCGTGCGCGGCGATCGTGCTGGAGGTCAGCGTCACCGCCGGCAAGTTGGCCTGGGCGATCTGCGCCGATAAGGCACCGGTGATCTGGCCGAAGCTGTAGGTCAGCTGGTTGCCGTTCTGATCGATCACCGTGCCCGGCGCGACGGCGGCGCGCCCGGGAGTATTGGGCAGCGCGAAGGTGGTCGAGCCGTCACCCGAGCCCCAGTAGGTGCCGATCACCGCGAACAAGGCGGAGTAGGTCACCCGCGACAGCAGCCGGCCATCACAGATCAGCCAGCCGGCCGGCGCGTTCGGCCCGGCAAAGTCCAGGATCGCCCCCACCGGGGTGGCGAAGTAGAGGTATTCGTCGATGGTATCGAGGTTAGCGTTGACCTTGCTGCCCCAGGTATCCCGCGAGGCGCCGACCGCCGGCTTGGTCATGCCGAGATACTGCGTCAGGGTGTCGGACATCGGCGGCCCCCCTACCTGGTGCCGGCCGGTGGTTTCGCCACAGTCGGGGCGCCGGGGATCGTGGTCTCGGTGCTGTCGTCGGCCAGCGCGACCCGCCAGGTGCTGGCGTTGTAGGGCATCAGGATAATCCAGCCGAGCGGCCCGAGGCCCCGCCGGCGACCCTGCCAGCCGACTGCCCGGATGTAGTCCTGCCGGTTGCCCTCGCTCAGCACGCCCTTGGTGCGTTGCGGCTGCTTGGCGTCGAGCACGTAGTAAGGCTTGCCGTCGGCCAGCTGCCACTGCGGGTTGGGCTGCGCCGAACTGCTCATCTGACCGGCGAATGTGGTCATGGTGGCAACCTCCGTTTGGGCTCGGCGCCGGCGTAGTAGACGCCGACCACCAGGGCGATGTTGAGGATCAGGAAGGCGGTGTAAGGCTGCGCCAGCGCGTGCTCGGCGGCGGGCACGTAGAAGCCGAGATAAAGTGCCAGCGGGATCATCCGATCATGGTCCATTTTCTGTCCCACCCGAAGCCGGTGGCGACCGCCGGGAACATCTGGTCCTCCAGCCAATTGAGCGCGTCGGCGGCGCCCGCGACGCCGAGCTGGTCCAGCAGCACCAGGGCGCCGCGTAGGTAGGACGGGTAAGCCCCGTCACCCTTGTCAGTGAACAGCAGGTCATAACCGTCGTCATCGCCCGGCATGGTCGGCCACTTGCTCGGCTTGGAGTGAAAATTCGCGTCACAGCCGAGGCCGGCGTCGGTGTAATCCGCACCCAGCAGCACATGCCCGGTGCTGGCCTTCTTCGGCGTGTCGCGCTCGACCGTCCAACTGGCACCATCCATCGCTACCACCCGCATCACCTCCGAATTGGAGGTGCACCTAACCTCAAACGGCGGGCTGATACCAAAGAAATTTTCCGGGTGCTGCACGGTAAATACAGTTGTGTCCACGTCGATATTCTGCGCCAGCATCACTGCGGGGGCGAAGCAGAATTGATACGGCGCCGCGTTGCAGCGGTGCCAGACGTCGCCGCCGGTGGCGCGCAGGATGTCGTGCTGGCCCTTCCATTCGGCGATCGGGCGGAACTCCTCGAAGCCCAGCGCCGGCAGCCAGGCAAAGATGTAGCTCATGAAACTTTCTTGCCACGGCGCACCATACGAGCCGGCGGGATACTCCGGGCTGCTCTGGCTGCCGCTGACCGGGCCGAAGTGCCACACCGTGTGGGTCGGGTCGTCCGAACTCATCCAACCTTCGGCCTGCGCCTTGTAGTGCCCGAGCAGCTTGATGAAGTGGCTCTTCGGCAGCAACCACGACGGCACCTGATCCGGCGTCGCGTGCGCCGCCTGCGCGGCGTCTCTTAAACTCCAGGCGTAATAGCGGCCGCCGAATGTGTAACGGCTCTGCGGCGGATTGATCAATAAATCCGCTTGCGCGCAGAACTGGATGCCTTCGAGAAAATACGGGTCGCCGGTCAGTAGATACGGCAGCCAACACAGCGCGCCTTGGTGGCCGTTGTCCCAACCGCACTTGATGCCGTCGAGCGTGTAGGTCGGCTGCACGATGCGCGGGTCAGCGGTGTTGATGGCGTAGCACGAGGCGGTCGGGTGGGCCTCGATGTCGATCGGCGCCCCGGTGGTCTCGTCCCGGTGGCACACCGGGAAGCTACCGTGCGCCTCGGCCTGTGCCAGGATGGTTTCCTCGTTGGTGCCGTCGATGATGTAGTCGGCCTGCCAGCCGGTGGTCGGGCCGATTTCCGGTCTCTCGCCGGTCTGCCACATATTCGGCGTCAGCCCGACCCGGCCCATGATCTCGTAGCTGTGGCTGCCCTTCGGGTTGTTGCCCTTGGCGCCGAGCATGGTCGGGTCATAGTGCGCCAGCAGCCCGGCGGCCTGCAGGTCGGCAATGCTGACGGTGATCGGCCGCGGCGCCGACTGCCAGCGCCAGCGGCAGTACGACGGGTGCTGCGGCACGTCACAGACGGTGATTTCGCCCTGCGCGTCGAAGATCGTCGCCTGGTAGGCCGGCAGCACGGCGGTGGGGGTGCCGAAGATTTCCCCGAACTCGAAGACGATCTCGCGCCGGTCGGTGTCGACGTCACGCCGGAACATCGCACGGAAGCCGGGCAGCGTGGCGCTTTTGACCCCGCGGCAGGACTGGGTGAAACGCCCCCACGGGTCGACGAAGTCGCCGAGGTCCACGCCGTCGGCCTCACGCAGGGTGTGCTCGGCGCCCTGAAAGCTG